ACCTGATACATCGAAATGCTCATAGCTGTGGCTTATTCACTGAGATATGAAAGGTTGAAAAATCTTGAATTTTCAATAAAAAAACACTTGATTATATGAGGAGGTATATATCTTATGAAAATATTTAAAGGTATTTTATCAGCTATGATCATGTTTATTTTTGGAGTAGAAGTTGGTGGTTTTGGTGTATGGTACATCACCATGAAAGCCATAAATGAACCAAGAAGATCAAGACGATATACTGATGATTATTCAAAAAGATAATAGCTACAATATTGAAGCAATAAGGCTCAGCGTTAAATACGTTGGGTCTTTTGTTTTATATTTACAACTTTCCAACTTATTTTCCAGAAAGAGAGGAATCATTATGGATAAGAATTATGAATTATTTATCAAGCAGCTTACAAACGGTATTCACGGTACTATCGGAATCCCAATGGAAAACATGGAGTTTGTGAGAAAAGGCGAAAATTTTGCCGAAATGGGAGATAGACTTCTGGTGAAGATTATGGAGCATGAAGATGCTTGGGAAACATGCGGATTGTATACAGAAGATCTTTTCGAAGCTTACCAGAAAGGATACACTCTCAAGGAGATTTTGGGAGAAATCCTTGGCGATATTCAGAGGTTCAGGAAAGCAGGTGTCTATGACAAAACGAAAAAATTACAAAATTACGATGCAGCAAAAACTCAGCTGTTTGTGCGTTTGGTTAATCGTGATCGATATGCTGTTGATTTAAATGACGCTATTCGCAAGGATGTTGGCGATATTGCGCTTGTCGTTTATGTGCGAATTTCAGCAGAAGAGAATTGTGTAACCAGCACGAAGGTCCGCGAAGCGATGCTGAATTATTGGAGAAAAGATCATCCAGAACTCAACACCAATGATATTTTCGACGAAGCAATTGCTAATACCTATCGAATGACGCCACCGAGAATCTACAAATGGGAAGAAATGATATTTAATCGAGAGTATACCGGAGATAGTTTCATGGAGTCATGTGACGAGGATGTCATTTCAAAAGACGCTATGGGTAACTGTTTGAGCACGACTATTAAAACGAATGGGGGAGTGGCTGAACATTTAGCCGAATTACTGAACTCAGACTTTTACATGGCATTTACCAGTATTCATGAAGTCATGATACATAATGCTAAAAAAGTTGATCCAGAAGATTTGAAGAGTGTTCTGACTGATACGATTAGGGAAACCGTACCGGAAGAAGATTACTTAACATCAAGAATTTACAAATACAACAGAAGAACACATAAATTTGAATGTGTGACAGATTGAAACAAAGCCTGGCTAACGCTGGGCTTTTATATTTTTAAAGATTAAAGGAGATTAAAAGATTATGGAACTTACATTTGCACCAAGAGATATTTTACAGGTTAACGACACAAGAATCATCTACAGAAACTTCAGAGGAGAGGGAAGCAAATTCAATCGTGAAGGAGATCGTAACTTCGCGATGATTATTCCGACTCAGGATCTTGCAGATGAACTTATCAGTCGCGGTTGGAACGTGAAGATTAAAGAGCCGAGAGAAGAGGGTGAAGAACCATTCATGTATCTTCCAATCAAAGTTAAATTCAATGATCGTGGACCTCAGATCTATCTTGTAACTGGCAATCGAACAAACAGATTGGATGAAGATGTAGTGTCTATGCTGGATGATATTGATATTCGTTCAGTGGATCTAGACATCGGACCTTATGATTGGGAAGTTAATGGAAAAACAGGAAGAACGGCTTACCTGCAGGCGATGGAAGTCACTCAGGAAATTGATAGATTTGCTGCAAGAATGGCAGAAGAAGAACATCCGGAGGAATAAAATATGAAACGTTATATTGATGATTTTGTTGAAGATCTTAACTATAGAAAAGTAATTCTGTACATCGGAAATGTTGATTCAGATAGTCTGCGTTCAAAAATGAAATCTGACAATATGGGTCACACGAATCGTTTGGCAACGGTTATGGCGAATCATTTAATGTATGTTGAAAACTGCGATTTGCAAGATGTTGATACTTGGCATGGTGATGACGTTGGTAACAGTTTATTATACCTTATGGAAGAAGGATATGCCGTTTATCCACTGCAGTATGAACCAGAGTCCGGAAAATATTTTGTAGAAGTAGATTTCGGCGGAGGAATGAAGTAATGAATAATACAACACGAATTATTATAGCAGGAATCTTCGGATATACCGCTTATCGAATCTCGAAAGAACTCAGCAGTGCTTTCATTGCTGTAAAGGCTATTAACTGCGGAATTATGTTGGAGGCGACTAAAAATGAAAAGAGGTAAAGAATATGTGTAAGTTCGAATATGTATGTGCTTTCGAAGACAATGCTGAAGTATGCACAAGATGCCGTATGGGGATTCTCGGTGTTCCAACTAATTATTCTCCAATGTCTAATGTGAATTACAAAGCTCTGCATAAAGGAAAGAATAATGAAAAACAGAACGCATTGAATAAAATTATTAAAAAAGTGATATTCAATCCGCCAGCAACTATTGTGTACTGGTATGGGGGAGAAAAAACAATTGTAAAATGTTCGAAGGATGAATGTTTTGATCCAGAAAAAGGACTTGCTATGGCATTCATGAAATATTTTTTCAACAACCATGGATATTACAATGATGTGATGAAAAAGTTCACAAAGCCATATTATGAAAAATGTATGAAAGAAATTATTAGCATAGCTCATTCTGGGGATTCTATTGGTTATGGCGAATTTACTGTTAAAGAAGTAGCGGAATATTTCGGTATTTCTAAAGATACTGTTCGTAGAGATATTAAACGCGGTTGCTATCCAGACGCCTACAAAAAGAATGGTAAATGGATTATTCCCATCAAAGAAGAGGAATCACATTGACAGACTTCTTACGTGATTATCAAATGGCAGCCGTGTATAAAATGAAAAATGGCTGCATTCTCAATGGAGGGACTGGTTCTGGTAAATCTAGGACTGGTCTCTATTATTATTTCAAAGAGAATGGCGGCAGTTTTGTTAATCAGGAATTTGTGCCGATGAAGAACCCTCAGGATCTTTACATTATCACAACAGCGATGAAAAGAGATTCTCACGAATGGGATTTTGAATTGGCTAATTACAGAATGTCCATACATCCAGATAAAAATGAATTATATCCAGGACAGATCATAGTGATAGATTCTTGGAATAATATAAAGAAATATAGCGATATTCAACGAGGATTCTTTATATTTGACGAAGATCGGGTCACTGGATCGGGAGCTTGGGTAAAAGCATTTCAGAAAATCGCTAAAAACAACAACTGGATTATATTATCAGCAACTCCTGGAGATTGTTGGGCTGATTATATTCCAGTGTTTGTGGCGAACGGCTTCTATAAAAATAAAACGGAGTTCTGTAGAGAGCATGTTGTGTATTCTCGGTTTACTAAATATCCTCAGATTGACAGGTATTTGAATACCGGAAGATTAATAAGATTACGAAACAGTATTCTTATTGATATGGATTTTCACAGACATACTGTTCAGCATCATATTGATATTAGTGTATCTTATGATATTCCAAAATACAAAGATGTTATGAGAAACAGATGGGACCCATATAAAGATGAGCCTATTCAGCAGGCTTCTCAGCTTTGTTATATTTTGAGAAGAATTGTAAATACTGATGAATCTCGAGTGGTAGCTCTTATGGAGATATTAGAGAAAGTCCCAAGGGCTATTATATTTTACAATTTTGATTACGAACGGGAAATGTTGCTGCACTCGTTCAGCGATGATGAATATATAGGGTACGAAGTCGCTGAATGGTCCGGACATGCTCATCAACCAGTGCCAGATACCAAACGATGGATATATTTGGTTCAGTATACGGCTGGTTGTGAGGGATGGAATTGTATTAAGACCGATACCATTATATTTTTCTCTCAGAATTATAGCTATAAAGTTACTGAGCAGGCGTGTGGACGGATAGATCGTTTGAATACACCGTTTCATGATTTATATTATTACCATCTAAAGAGTAGGTCGGGAATTGATATGGCAATAACTAAAGCCTTAAACAAGAAGAAAAAATTCAATGAAAGGAAGTTTGCTGGATGGGACAGTCAATAGACGATTTAAAAGTAACACCCTTCGGAATCCCTAAAATTAAAAACGGTTCGTTGATCAGAATTGGCGGAGTCAGAACCTTGAATATTTGCGTAGATCATCACTTCAACTGGTTTCAGAAGAGAATGATTAAATGGTGTTTCGGTTTTACCGTGGAGGATTACAGTGAGGAATAACGCGTCAAAAACAACTCCTTTAGTAGAAAAGGAGGGCAAAACTGTGACAGATTATGAATATTTATTTAGTACGAACTTACAAGCGAAACTTAAAGAGAAGATTCAGGGAGCTATATATGTAAAGGTTAACGAGAATGACAGTCTGGTTATTAAGGTCACGAGACGTGATGGCAATAACTTTGATATGTCATTTACTGACTTTGCAAATAGAATGCTTAATGGATTAACTACAGATTACACAGCTTACGAGGTAGTACAAAAGTATAAGAAATTTGTAATGACACAATTTTTCAAATGAGTTAAAGGACTCAGCGTTAAATACGTTGGGTCTTTTAATTTTGTTTAGACTGGAGGTGGTTTGATTGAACTATCATAATATAACCACAGATGATATGCGGAATGGCGATGGACTTAGAACAGTTTTATGGGTCGCAGGGTGTGATCATCACTGTGATGGTTGCCAAAACCCGATAACTTGGAATCCGAATGGAGGAATCTATTTTGGATATGCTGCAGAGCAGGAGCTTTTTTATCATCTGTATAAAAAACATATTAGCGGTGTAACGTTTTCTGGTGGAGATCCATTGCTTCCAGAAAATCGTGTCACTATATTTCATTTAGCTAAATATATCAAGCAATATATTCCGGGAAAGACCGTCTGGATTTATACCGGATATTTATGGGAAGAGGTTAAAGATCTGCCAGGAATGCGATGGGTTGATGTTTTGGTTGATGGAGAATTTAAACAGGAACTTGCTGACATCAAATATCACTGGGCCGGTAGCACAAATCAAAGAGTGATTGATGTACAAGAAAGTCTTAAAGAAGGACGAGTTATTTTGAAAGGAGAGATGTAGATGTTATATCCTAAAATGTCCGGTAGTTTGATTATTGGTTACGACTTTACAAATGGAGAAGATAACACCGTATTGATTGTTGGGAGAAAAAGACCGACCGAGCAGATGGAGATTATTAACGCATTTCAGGGTACAGAAGCGATTGAAATGTATCATAAATTGATTACACCTAAAGGAGAGAAATTATGATGAAAGAGGAAATCGGGTTATTCTTGATTTTTTTGGCTATACTCATATTTAAATTATCATTTATAGATGATGAATTAGACTTTGCTGAAAAAGTAAAGGAATTTCTAATAGCATCCTTATCCATGGGGTTGATAATGTTAGGAATGCGCATGGCATGGGGAGGTGTATAAATATGGATAAATTTATGAAAATTATGACTTGTATACTTATGTTTTTGTTTGTCTTAGAAGTAACTGTATTCGTAGGTATCGCTTTTGTGTCCGTCATAAAATATGGAGGTGTATAGAATAGAATGGAGTACATATATAAGGAAGTTAATTTTACAAAATATTGCCCTCTTTGTGAGGAAGCAGATACATATGAGGAGAAAGACCCATGTAACGAATGTTTAGGTGTTCCTATGAATGACCATTCAGAGAAACCGGTCTATTTTAAACCTAAAAAGAAATAATCAATATCAAGGAGGAGACTATTTATGGCAACCAGAGATTTACACGATCAGAAAATTCTCAGAGCTTTGGAGGGAATTGAGAAGCAGCTTAAAGTACAGAATGGGATATTTGGAGACATGTCTGCTGGGGTTAATTGTAATATGAAATGTAAAGAAAAAGACGGAAAGATTGTTACGTCTAATCTTCGCATTTTCACCAATCCGGACGGAAGTAAGACACCAATTGTTCCATCAACACATGTTAGATATTATGTACGATTCACTACGAAAAGCGGCGGTGACGTAACCAATATCACGAATGGTAAGGCTTTATGGGACAGTAATAATATTGAAGTATTGAACTCGGCTATTGAGATTTATTTTTACGTGGAGGGGTGAAAAGTGAATGATTGAGAAATGGATGCCCCAATATCAAGGTAAACCAACGCCACCTGACGAAATTGGTATTTGTCCTAAGTGCGGTGGAACTGGTTTAAGTACTTCGGGAAGAAAATGCCCAAAGTGTAAAGGAACAGGATATTACCATCGAAAGGGTGAATAAAAAAAAATGATTCAAGTAATACAGCATGGAAATAAAAAGAGAATCGTGTGCCAGAAGTGTGGCGCTCTTTTAAGTTATGAGAGAGAAGAGAAATGAGTAAATCATTGTGTCATGATTGTCGACATAATTGCACCGATCATAAAACTAAATCCTGCATCAATTATAAAGGAATTTGGTGTAATGTCGAATATGGTAGAGTTATTAAAAAGAAAATCAAGGGATGCAAGGATTACGAAAGGAGAGAAAAATGAGTCATATAGGAGTAAGTAGAAATTTTATTCAGCCAAACAAGCAGTGTATGTCTTGTAAATATTGGGAGCCAGCCAGTAAATCTTATTTGGGATTTTCTATAGGCGGTGGCTGTAAAGTTGGATATTGTAAGAAAAGGAGTAGAAAGAAATGATTAATAAAAAATATAGTAGAGAGGAAGAAAAACGATGAGTAAAAAACTGGAGATAAGAGTTGTTGATACAAATTGGTTTCCTGAACCCGAATTATGTAGCAATTTAAAACATAAAAATCCCCATATTTGTTACGGCGAATATAACTACATAGATCAGGCATTGCTTGATAAAACAGTTGATGTGGACAATATCGATGAAATTGTTGGTGCTTTGGTTAGATATATCGGAATACACGAGTTAGAATACATAGTGTGTGATATCAACGAATTTAATAAAGCTTTCGCTCCGGTTAAAGAAATGACTATCGCTGAGATCGAAAAAGAACTTGGATATAAAATCAAAATAGTAGGAAAGGACAAAGGAGAGAAATGATTAAATTAGCAAACATAGTTCTGGCAAGTCCAGAGCAGATGGAGTTTATTATTGAAGGTATGCGAAATCCGATGAATAGTTGGGATAAGAAAGATAGCGGATATGGATGCGAAGATAAATTATGTTGGAAAGCATGTAAATTTAGTCCGGAATGGTGCGGCAATGGTCAAAAGTACGTTTTAGGTGAAAGTGACCACTCTCTAATGCAGCGGTTATCAGATGCCGGTACAGAGCATCGAAAGTATATGCGAATGATGCCGGTGTATGTGAGAATTACAGCGCCGTTGTATTGGTGGAAAGAATTTGATACATACAAAGTGGGTACCGTTACAAACTCTTGCAGTACGATGCATAAGATTGCTGAGAAAGAGTTTGAATGGGGCGATTTTTCGACTGAGCATTTAATTCGTGTGAGAGATAGTCATTTAGGTGATACAGTTCCAACTCTCGTATTCGACTCGGTTATTTGCGGTCTTAATTTTTGGAGAAATCGTTATTTAAAAAGTAAATCTAAGGATGACTGGTGGCAGCTTATTCAGCTTCTTCCGAGCAGCTATAACCAGACTCGTAATGTTATGCTGAATTATGAAGTTCTAGCAAATATTTACGGACAGCGAAAGGGGCATAAGCTGGATGAGTGGAGAGAGTTTTGCAAATGGATTGAGAGTCTTCCGTATAGCGAGCTGATTACTGGTAAGGAGGATTCAGATAATGAATGACGACAAAGTATCTGTGGAAGAAGCGTTGGATAAGCTGTATGATTTATCATGGATGGTTGGGTCTACGGCTATGGAATATTTGACTGATAAAGATGGTGAAAAAATAAGAGATTATATTGGGGTAATCGAAGATCGAATTAATGATTTGGAGGGGGAACTGTCCGAATTTAAAAAGTATTTTGAACCATACGATATTGATGAGGAAACTGCTGAAGCTATCACTAGATCAAAGTGCCCCAATATAGACTCGGCCAAGGACTACATTCAGTCCCGACTTGCCGAAGATGATCCTATGAATTTTAGTGTTGGAAAAATTGTTCATGATCTCATGGCTAAAGAACTTACTGAAGACGTCAAGAAACAGATTTTAGAGGAGGATTCGAAATGTTAGCTTTGATATTCGGAGTGCTATTTGCGGTGTCGTTTTTAGGATTTGCGATAACCTCCAGGACTAAATACAGCGCTGCGTCACATCTCTTTTGGGGTGTGGCGTTTATTATTTTCACGGTATGTTTCACCTGCGCATTTTGCTACACCATTGGAACATCTGATTTACCGATGTGGGTTAAATTTTTATTATTAAAATGAGGAAGAATTGTGTATGAGATGTAACCGAAGAATAGTAACGAATGGCGCTTACAGAAGATTCAGGCGATTCGTTAGATGGTTTAAGAATTCTGGTGCTGGAGCTCGTTGTGTTACAAATAACAAACGAAAAATGGGCGGACAGAATACACTTCGTCCAGTTCAACTCAGAGTATGGCGCGAAAGAAAACATAATTAAAATGGAAAGGAAAATTTAAAAATGATCAACATATTTCGAAAAATGAAACAGAAATCGAAAGACCGGATATTTTCAGAATATCCATGTGCTGATTTTCTACACAACGCACTTCATTTTTTGGCACGCAATAAGCCAGAAGTTACATATGGCGAAATTTGTTATGCTTTATTGAAAAGTGGCAATAAGCTTACAGATGAGGAACAAAAGATATTTGATAACTATCGTAAAACCGGGCAGCTTGAGATGATGTCCGACGATAATATCGATGATTGGGAGGATACGAAATGAAGAAAAAACTCAGATTTATTTTACTCACGGTTTTGTGTCTCTGCCTTATTGGTGGAGTTACCGGCTGTGCAGCGCTGGATGACGCTATCAATGACATCAAAGGAAATCTTGTCGGTAATGGTTATACGATCCGTACTTACGATAACTATGGATCAAAAGTTATGACAACCACTGGAGATAAAATCAATATTCAGGGCAATCCGGTTAAGACGACTTCTTATAGTAGCGACGGATCTGTTGTTACGGGATACGAAATGTCATCCGTGATCACGATCAATATTGACGGCAAAGAAATTCAGAGTTGTGGTGATACATGTATATTCGAACAGAATAGGCTACAGCCTGACGTAGACTTTGTACAAACTGATATTTACAGTCAGTCAACCGGTAAGCTTTCTGATAATACATATGTAGCAGGTATCGTGAATAAATACAAGAACTATTTTGGTAAGTCACGAGTTGTGGTTATTAAAAGTCAGCTTGGACAGCCTATCGTAGCATATTCAGGAGATGAGGTATATTGGAAGATTCCTAAAGACTTGCCTAAAATGACAAAATTGATGATTGATGGTAAAGCTCTTTATATTCACAGAGCTAATTTTCAGATTATTGATACGGCGTTGTTAGATTAAAAGGAGAAGTAATTATTTTTTCGCGTAAGAAACATCTTCTATAATGAGAAAATTATTTTAAGGAGGAATTGTATTATGACAAATCAAGGTAAGGTAAAAGCAGTAGTATTAGCAGGAACCGGGGCACTGGGAATGTTGTATTGGAAAATGGCGTGCAAAGATTGTGATTCTATTGAGGATTGCGATTCAACAGGCGTCGCTATTCGAAAAGCTACTAGCAGTGTGATATGGGGGATGCTTTATTGCACAGCGATAAAAGTTATAAGTGATATAGCATACAAATAATTTTATCAAGACATTGGACTCAGCGTTAAATACGTTGGGTCTTTTGTTTTTCTCAAGCCATTATAATAAGGAAAGGATTTTTCAGAAATGAGAGGTAGAGCACCCGATCCGGGACGGTCAGTTAAAGCAATTAAGAGGGATAAACAAAGACACTATGCCGGGTTAGAGTATTATGGGAAGACAGTTGATATGACATGGTTTAAAAGAAAACCGTATGATATTAAACAGAACAGAAATGGAGACGACTAACATGGAACATCTTATAAAGAAAATAGCTGATATTTCTAAAGAAAAAGATTGTCCTATCAATTTATCGATTACTCCGGATAATAAATTAACAATCATGGTAGCCACTAAAAAACGCATTTTTCGATTACTAGATGCCGATGAGTCTGAAGAATACATATTAAATACTATTATTGAGGCGATTAAAACGTCTGAGAAAGGATTTACATTATGACAGGAAATGAATATCAGGATTTAGCAGCTAGAACTATTAACAAAGGATTGACTTTTGAAGAGCAGAAGTTTCATGCGCTTCATGGTATGGTTGGTGAGATTGGGGAAATCCATTCTATTTATCAGAAAATGTATCAGGGACACGCATTTGAAGTCGATCATGTAAAGAAAGAATTTGGGGATTTACTTTGGTTTATCGCTGAATATTGCACAGCTAAAGGATGGAGCCTGGATGATATCATGCGCATGAACATTGACAAACTTAAAGAAAGATATCCGGACGGATTCAAAGCGGAGCAGTCATTACACAGAAAGGCGGGTGATATTTAATGGATTTCTTGATTATGGTTATTGCTTTTTATTTGGCGGTTGGTTTATTCATTACTTACGCAGCATTGAAAGATGATCAGTTTACGGAAAGTATATTCGAACTTGGATTTTTATTAAAGATTTTCGTTATGATTGTATGTATATTGTCAGCTCCAATTATTTTAATCAACGCGTTTATGAGTGACGGTAAAAAATGAGGTGACATCATGTCTAAAAGAGCGGAATTACGTAGAACTCAACGGGAAGAAAAGAGAGCGAACACTGCTACATATAATCTTACGCAGGCGCAGTTGGATGCTATTGTCAGTGAGAAAATTGGAAAGAAAATCGCTGAGACGAAACAAGAGATTTACGAGGAGACGGTCAATACTGTATTGGCTTTAGTGCTTACATTACCTTTGGAAGTTCTTATGGACCATTACTGGCAGAAGAGTTATCGACAGAGGTTACCGGGATTTGTAGATAAGGTTCTGGAGTATTATGGAAAGTGGGAGGACGGGGAAATTGATATGGAAGACCTCAAGAAAGATTTATGGGAATTTGGCGGAATAAGACTTGAGGGAGCTACTATTGAGGAGGGCGATTTAGATGGAGAATGATATTCGTAGGAACGGGTCTGGATATGTAGATCCGACTGCCTATAAAGCAATTAGAAATGCGACGAAAGAAGAGCGTAAAAGAGAGGTCGATCCGGAACAGAGATTCAATGACTTTCTTACAGCTATCTTTGCTATTTGTGATCTGTCAGATTTTCACATTGAGGAACGTATTGTCGTAAAAGATAAAAGAACTGGAAAAATTTGGAGGTGAACGGATATGATATTTGTGGTTAAATCTGGAATAAAAAGAGATGCTTATGATACTCAGAAACTTCATGACAAACTTTATAAGGAATTGAATGAGGGCGGTAAAAATCAGGTTGCGATGTTACCATCAGATTGTACATATGATGTTATTAATGATTATAACAGTAAGGATATAAAGGTCATCATCAAAGAGATTGAGAAAGGATGATTTGGTATGGGTAAGAGGAGAGGTAGACCTAAGAAAATTGATAGCAGGACTGAGCAGTATCGTCTTAGAATGAATAAAGAAGAAAGCTTTTGGTTGAATCAATTATGTAAAAACGAAGGTTTATCCAAAGCGGATGCACTCAGAACTCTCATCAAGATGGGGTATGATATGTCTAAAAATGGAGCATTTAATGGATATCCAAAAAATGTTGAAGACGATTCGACAATTAATGTGTATCCAATAAATGAGGAAGAAGACGAAGATTTTTGGTAATTTAATGGATATCCAAAAATAGTATTCCCCTAGGAATATTTAATGGATATCCAAAAAATACCTATCAAATCATGAAAAACTGGATAAAATAGGGCATTTATAGTCTATTTTGGGGCTAAATTGAATTAATGGATATCCAAAAAATCAATTTTATATATCAGGGGAATACCCCCCTATTATTAATATGATAAAAATTTAATAATATATAAAAGAATTAAACGCCAGTATTCCCCTAGGAATATTTTCTTGATTGGAGGTTTTGCATATGGAAACAATTAGCGAATTAGAAGCCATCGAAATTTTTGGTGATAATTTACGTGATCTCATGGAAGATGTGAGAATCAATCAAAGCGAATTAGCAAAAGAGTCGCGATTGACCCAGTGCACGATAAGCAAATATTTGAATAAACAAAGAATGCCGAGTATGAAGGCGATTATGAATCTATGTTATGCATTAAACTGTGACTACAACGATTTGTTGCCAGATTATTATTTGGTGAGATAAATCGCGGTAATAACATTCGCTATTATGAAACCATAAGGTTTACATTTATATTTCAGGAGGAAACTAAAATGAAGAAAGTAAAGGAATTTATTGAGGAACACAAAATGAAAATTGCCGGAGTAATTGCTTGCGGAGTTTCATGTGGAATCGGAGTGTATGTAGGATATAGCTATTGCATGAGGCATAATACGGTTTTAGATGATGGCGTCATAAAACATGTGATTGACGATGCCATTAAACGATATGATAACTGGACGAGTGCATATGGTGTTCGTATTGACGATGGATACAATTCTACTGAACTTGGCAAGATCGGCGAAAAAATGATGAAAATTGGGGTTCCATCTGATAAAGTATTTACACACTTTATAGCAATCGGAAAACCGGAAAACAAATAAAACTTTATATTCTAAGAACAGGGCGCTAAATTTACAGGCGCTCTTTCTTTTGGCTTGAAAGGAGTAATGATGAGCGATTTCGATACGAAGCGTGATGGAGTTAGATGTGAGATTATTGAGACTGGTGAGGTATTTAATTCTCTTCAGGCATGTGCAGATAGACTTGGTGTTAGTGCACGTTGGCTTAATAGAGTGAGTCAGGGTAAAGGGTTATATTCTGTGCATGGCTATCATATCAAACGGTCCGACATTAAGCCATCAATAAATCGTGGTGGCAGACCTGGCGTGAAAGTTAGATGTATAGAAACTGGAGAAGTGTATAACTCCATCACGAGTTGTGCAGAAGCCATAGGTGGAACACCAAGCAGAATACATGATATTATTCATGGTTCTAAATATAGACACACACACCATGGTTTACATTTTGAAATTTACAAAAAATAGCATATGGGAAAAAAACATGTAGAGCGAAAATTACATTCCCTTTAATAGGAGAGAGATAACATAACCGCCAAATTTGGTAGTCACGTTGTCTCTTTATTTTTGGACTCTTAGATCAGTCCGGTTAGATCAGCCGCCTCATAAGCGGTGTGTCCTCGGTTCAAATCCGAGAGAGTCCATCTCATGAAAGGAGAAAACCATGAGAGAGAACCAATATCAGGCAGGACTGAAGAAGAGATTGAAAAGCATGTTTCCTGGCTGCTTGGTAACCAAACTAGATTCGAGTGATATCCAAGGCATTCCTGATTTGCTTATTTTGTATAAAAACAAATGGGCTATCCTTGAAGTTAAAAAAGATGCAGAAGCACCGCATCGCCCGAACCAAGATTACTATGTAGCCAAATTAAACGAGATGTCTTTTTCGCGCTTCATTTTCCCTGAAAACGAGGAGGAAGTTTTAAATGAACTTTATAAAGCATTCAAATCTTAGCGGACATGCTCCGTTCAGCCCGTCTCAACCAGCGTGGCTGAGATACGATGACGACAAAGCAATTAAATATTTGATTGCCAAGAAAGCATCCGAAAGAGGAACCAGACTTCATGCATGGGCTAAAGAAACAATTGATATGAAAATTAAACAGCCTCGGTCCAAGAAGACTTTGTATTCATATGTAAATGATGCAATTGGTTTTCGAATGGATACTGAGGTTGTTTTGTATTATTCTCCAAACTTTTGGGGAACTGCAGATTCTATCTGTTTCAGAGATAATGTTCTGAGAATCCATGATTTGAAAACCGGTACAGGACCAATTCATGAGGAACAGGTTCTTGTATATGCAGCATTATTCTGTCTTGAATATAAGATTCGCCCAGGCGATATTGAGATGGAATTACGAATCTATCAAAATGATGACATTGATGTTCTTAAACCAACAGCATCCGACATTGTTCCAATCATGGATAGAATTATTCATTTAGATAAACTTATTAATCAAGCAGTTGAGGAGGGTTAACCATGAATCCAGTAGCAGAAGAAATTGAGTCGTACATCGGGTCATCCTCAATGTCTGGTAAAGATTTCCTTGAACATTACGGAATGCCACGTCGATCAGGACGTTATCCTTGGGGTTCTGGAAAAGACCCTTATCAAAGTGGTAGAGACTTTCTTGGTCGAGTTGAGGAAATGCGTAAATCAGGTTTCACATACACAGATGAAAATGGAAAGAAATGGACCGGAGATCCAGCTATTGCGAAATCACTTGGATATTCTACAACAGATTTCAGAACGGTCTATGCCATTGCGAAAGATGAACGTAGATCAGACATGGTTGCTACAGCTCGACGTCTGAAAGAAAAAGAAGGAATGAATAATTCTGAGATAGGAAGAAAGATGGGAATTAATGAATCTTCCGTAAGATCATTACTCGATCCTAATTCCGAATCAAAGATGAAGCAGGCTAGAGAAACCGCAGAGTTTCTTAAAAAGCAAGTTGATAAGAAGAAAATGGTCGATGTCGGCGCAGGTGTTGAGCGGGATCTCAACATCTCAAAAGAGAAACTCGATCAGGCGTTATTCATGCTGCAGGCTGAAGGTGGATATGAGGTTTACGGTAACCGTTTTCCGCAGGCAACTAATAGAAACCAGATGACTACACAAAGAGTGTTGTGTGTTCCGGGAACGACACATAGCGATATCTATAATTTCGATAAAATTCAGACTGTAAAGGATTACATATCAAGAGATGATGGACAGACCTTCGAAAAGAAATTCCATTATCCGGAAAGTCTTGATTCTAAGCGTCTTGCTATTCGGTATAAAGAAGATGGCGGTATAGATAAGGATGGCGTCGTTGAACTTAGGCGCAATGTTCCAGATTTGTCACTTGGCGAATCCAGGTATTCACAGGTTCGTATCATGGTTGATGGAAAGAAATACATCAAGGGTATGGCTGTTTACAAGGATGATAGCAACTTCCCGCCAGGAGTTGATGTAATCTTTAATACTAATAAATCTAAGTCAGTTCCAAAACTGGAAGTTCTTAAAGATATTAAGAAAGATCCAGATAATCCGTTCGGTTCTTTGATTAAAGATGCCGACCAAGGTGGACAGTATTGGTATACAGATAAAAAGGGCAATAGGAAACTGGGTCTGATAAATAAGCGTTCGGATGAAGGAGATTGGGGTGATTGGAAAGATGCTTTGCCATCACAGTTCTTGTCTAAACAGTCGAAGGCTATGGCCGAGAAACAGCTCGGTATTGCTAAAGCAGATAAGCAGGCAGAGTTCGATTCGATCATGGCTCTTACTAACCCAACAGTTAAGAAATATTATCTGCATAAATTCGCAGAAGATTGTGATTCAGCAGCCGTACATCTCAAAGGTGCTTCCTTACCGGGACAGAAGTATCATGTAATTCTTCCGGTCACATCTATGAGTGAAAAAGAAGTATACGCTCCTGGTTATCCAGACGGCAGTAAGCTTGCGCTCATTCGTTACCCGCATGGAGGAACATTTGAAATTCCGATATGTACTGTAAATAACAAGAATAAAGAAGCCATTAGTATGATTGGTAAAACTTCACAAGATGCAATTGGCATCAATAGTAAAGTTGCCGATCGTTTGTCAGGAGCCGATTTTGACGGTGATACAGTAATGTGTATACCAACTCACGATAGAGGCGGAAAAGTTAAGATCACCTCTACTCATCCATTAAAAGGTCTCGAAGGATTTGATCCTAAGATGTCTTATGGTGGAGAGAAGAAAGTAGACGCCAATGGAAAAGAGCATTGGTATCGTAATGGTTCTGAGTACAAGCTGATGAAGAAGACCGATACTGAGATGGGTAAGATTTCTAATCTTATTACAGACATGACACTTCTTGGAGCTAGCGAAGACAAACTTGCCAGAGCTGTAAGGCATTCGATGGTAGTTATCGATGCTGAGAAACATCACCTTGATTACAAACAGAGTGAGAAAGATAACAATATCGCCGCACTGAAAGTAGAATATCAGGGCAAGAGTACCGGTGGTGCATCAACTATCATATCGAGAGCTAAAGGCGAAGTAAAGGTTGATAAGCGACAAGGTACACCTAAGTATAACATAAAAGGAAAAGAATGGTACGATCCTTCTCGTCCAGAAGGTGCTCTTATCTATAAGAAAGCAGACGATGCTACTTATACCACGCACAAGCTCAATAAGAAGACTGGCGAAATGGAAGAAGTAACAGTCGTCCGCAAAACCAACAGCACAAAGATGGCTGAGACTGATGATGCTTATACCCTGGTATCCCAGTATCGTCATCCCATGGAGGGGGTATACGCAGATTATGCCAACAGCATGAAGCATTTAGCTAATCAGGCACGTATTGAAGAGACCAAGGCTGGTAAGATAGCTTACAACAAAGAGGCTAAACGAAAGTATCAGACAGAAGTTGATAGCCTTACAAAGAAGCTTGATATAGCTCAGTCCAATGTAGTGAAAGAACGTGCTGCTCAGAGAATGACATATGCTGCAGTTCAGAAAAAACAGAATGCTGCCAAAGAAGCGGGCGAAGTCATGAAAGCTAAGGATGTTAAGAAAGCATCCCAGCAGGCACTCACCCGGTATAGAGAAGAAGTGGGATCTGTTTCAAGAAGAGATAGAAACATCGTAATAACTGACAATGAATGGAAAGCAATTCAAGCTGGCGCAATTTCAGAAAACATTCTTAATAAGATTCTTAACAATTGTGATCCAGATTCTTTGAGACAAAAAGCAATGCCAAAAGAATCGAAAGAACTGAATGAAGCTAAACAGTTGCGTATTAAAGCAATGTCTGCTTCTTATACAATTTCACAGATTGCTGATAAACTTGGCATTTCAACTTCAACAGTTTCCAAGTATTTGAAAGGAGCGAACTAAATGAGCGATTGCAGATTGACAACATTCGATAATCCTTATGATCCGTTCGAACAGTTCACTCTTTGGTGGCTGTTTGATAATGAAAAAGGATACAACACATGTGGAAAGCTCGATCGAATCTCACACTTTACTGATGATATGTCAGATAAAGAGATTGATGAAGAACATGAACGTGCTGTTGATGAGATTATTGACAATGATTTCTTAAATATCTATAAAAAAGTTCAGAGAAACGCAAAAGAAGCCACGGCGACGGCATAAGTCGATGCTGAACCATAGAGGGGGGTCTTGAAAAACACACCCCCTCCCTGCATCGCCGGCCTCTTTATATTTTCTCCGGAGGGATTTTTCCAGAATCAATTTATATTTTCGTATAGTGTGCAGAGGGATTCATGGACTTTACATTTGTGTACTCCTCGTGTGAATAAATAGTTTTCTCCTACTGATGTAGTTCTTTAAGGTTGATTTGGTCATAGAAAAGTCTATGGATTCTTCTACATACTATATGAAAAGTACAACTATTAATGAAAGAAGGTGACACTAAGTATGCCAAAAGTAAAAACAACTAGCCCTAAAAGCAGACCAGCGTTATCACCAGAAAACAGAGACAAGCAGTTAGTGTCGCTGGCAGTTGATTGTGCTGAAAGACAATTACGTGAGGGCACTGCATCTCCATCTGTCATTGTGCATTATCTAAAACTTGGTTCTGAAAAAGAACGGTTAGAGAATGAACGATTGAGAGAAGAGAACAAACTTCTCAAAGCTAAGACAAAAGCTATAGAAGATGCTGCCGATACGAAAGCAGCCTATGAAAATGTAATTAAAGTTATGCGAGACTATGCTGGATATGGTGATACAGAAGATGAGTGTTAAAACATATTCTGTATTGGTAACTTTGTCAACATTCGAAGAGAGATTTCGATACTTAAAGTTGGATGGCATAGTTGGCGAAGAGACTTTTGGATGTAATCGATATCTCAATCAGATATTTTACAAATCGAAAGAGTGGTTAAGGGTTCGTGATGAAATTATCCTACGCGATCGTGGATGTGACTTAGGCGTACCGGGAAGAGAAGTTTATAAAAGAGTAATTATACATCATATGAATCCTCTGACCAAAGATGACATTCTCGATCGGACAGAGTATCTGTTGAATCCGGAATATTTAATTTGTACTTCAAAGAGAACTCACAAAGCGATTCATTACAGTGATGATAGCATATTAATACCAGATATTATGCCGGAACGGTCATTAAATGATACGTGTCCATGGCGTAGATAAGGAGATAGTATGGACGAAAGCATATTAACATCAATAAAAAAACTCCTTGGTTTGACTGAAGATTATACAGCATTTGATGATCAGTTGATTATGCATATAAATTCAGTGATCTTAGTGCTAAAACAAATCGGAGTATGTGATACAGCATATACGGTAAGGGATAAAACTGACACATGGAGTGAGCTGCTTCCAAGTGATAAGGATTTCGAAGCGGTTAAATCATACATGGGTATGAAAGTACGAAGTTTGTTCGACCCGCCTACTACGTCTGTTGTAGCAGATAGCATGAACCGAGCAATTGCTGAATTAGAGTGGCGATTGAATGCAGAGGCGGAGACTGAATAGAAAGAGGTGAGTCAAAATGAATAGTAATGAGTTAATGCATCATGGGATTCATGGAATGCGTTGGGGTGTAAGAAGATATCAAAATAAAGATGGATCTCTTACCGCAGCTGGTCGAAAACGTATCGATAAGTTAGATTCCGAATATCAGAGATTAACTGGGATGAAACTGAATAAGAAAAAACCATCTGCTGATGTTAAAAAGACGGAGTCAAAACCAAAAAGTAAAAGTATCAGTGAAATGACCAACGAAGAGATCCAGGAGAAAATAAATCGTATTACATTGGAACAAAATTTGAAATCGTTAACTCCTAAGAAAATTTCCGCAGGTAAGAGATTTACTGAAACAGTTATGAATGATGTGATTACTCCGGCTGCTACAGATGTAGGCAAACAGTTAGCTAGATCAATGTTTGCTGATGGAGTGAACAAAGTGTTCAATCTTGAAGGTGATAATAAGGTTTACGCGAATAACAAAAAGAAATAGAAGGTGACAATTAAATGGCATTATCGAATACAGCTGTACCAAAATATTACGGCATGTTTCGAGATGCCGTTATAAGCGGTGAAATTCCGGTTAATGAAGAAATCTCAATGGAGATGAATCGAATCGACAAGCTCATAGCTGATCCAACGAAATACTACGATGATAGAGCGGTGAAAGGATTCATCAAATATTGTGAGAATGAATTGACTCTTACGGATGGCGATGATCTACACTTACTCGATTCATTCAAACTATGGGCTGAAGAAATCTTCGGTTGGTATTACTTTGTTGATAGGAGTATCTACATTCCTTCACAGAATGGACATTCTGGAAGAGGTCACTATGAAACGAGGCGAATTAAGAAGCGCCTTATTCATAAGCAATACTTAATAGTAGCCCGAGGTGCTGCTAAATCAATGTATGCTTCATGTATACAGAATTACTTCTTAAATGTGAATACTCAGACAACTCATCAGGTAACCACAGCTCCAACAATGGCACAGGCTGATGAAGTTATGTCTCCAATCAGGACGGCTATAACAAGAGCACGCGGTCCATTATATAAATTTCTTACGGAGGGTTCTCTCCAAAACACCACAGGGTCCAAAGCTGACAGAGTGAAACTTGCCAGCACCAAAAAGGGAATACAGAACTTCTTGACTGGTTCTTTGCTCGAAGTGCGCCCTATGGCTATCGATAAGCTTCAGGGACTGCGAGTTAAGATCGCGACTGTCGATGAGTGGTTATCAGGTGATATTCGAGAGGATGTTATAGGCGCTCTTGAACAGGGTGCTGCAAAAGAGCAGGGCGGTGGTAAGAATGACGATTACCTGATTGTTGCTATAAGTTCGGAAGGTACCGTTCGTAACGGATCGGGCGATACAATCAAAATGGAATTGATGAAGATTCTGAAAGGCGAGTATAACGATCCGCACACATCTATCTGGTGGTATAAATTGGATTCCATTGATGAAATAGGTAATCCGGATATGTGGCTCAAAGCCAATCCGAACTTAGGAAAGACCGTCAGCTATGAAACTTATCAGTTGGATGTGGAAAGAGCTGAAAATAATCCGGCAGCAAGAAATGATATTCTTGCCAAAAGATTTGGTATTCCAATGGAGGGATTTACTTATTATTTCACATATGAAGAAACGCTTCCTCATAGGAAAAGAGAATACTGGCAGTTACCTTGTGCGTTGGGTGCTGATATGTCCCAGGGTGATGACTTCTGTTCTTTCGTATTCCTATTTCCACTCGCTAATGGTGCTTTCGGTATAAAGACCAGAAATTACATAACGGAACTAACTCTCAATAAACTTCCGACAGCTTTACGAATTAAATATGACGAGTTTATGAAAGAGGGAAGTCTGATCGTCATGCCCGGAAATATTCTTGATATGATGCAGGTTTACGAAGAACTGGATAATTATATATCGGAATCAGGATATGATGTGTGCTGTTTTGGATATGATCCGTACAATGCCAGAGAATTTGTTGAGCGATGGGAACGAGAAAATGGTCCATTTGGAATTGTAAAAGTTATTCAGGGCTCCAAGACAGAATCTGTTCCACTTGGGGAATTAAAGAAATTGTCTGAAGAGAGAATGCTTCTGTTTGATGAAGCGCTCATGACATTCACGATGGGTAACTGTATTGTTATGGAGGATACAAATGGAAACCGTAAATTATTAAAGAAGCGATATGAAGCTAAAATCGATGCTGTTGCTGCAATGATGGATGCCTTTGTCGCTTACAAGATTAATAGAGAGGCTTTTGAATAAGGAGAAGATATGAATAATGATGAATTGATGCATTACGGTGTGCTTGGTATGCATTGGGGTGTTCGACGTGGTCGAACAGGTCAGACTATAGCTAAAGCACAGAAGAAAATGACAAAATTAGACGCTAAGCATACTAAAGCAGTTAATAAACGAGCTAATACTAAACGTCCGTTAATTCGTACTGAATTCTCAGATGCTAAATTTAGAAGAAGAGATCGAAACGTTACTTACACTACAGCAGCGGCGAGAAAATGGTTAAAGAAAGTGGATAAGGTACTTGGTACGAAAACAATGAACGAAATGAAAAATGCTGATGGCACAAATGCTGCAAGAAGATACTTTGAAGATATTTTTAGTAACACCTAAATAAGGAGAATCACCGTATGCGAACATTATATTTCGAAATCAACGGACAAACTCTGCGAAAGATTGATAACTTTTCAGGGATCATTAAAGGTTCAAAGCAGTATTTAAAGTGCCATTTCGCTGTAAAAGATTCCGAATGGACTGGTATGGGTATGGTGGCAGTGTTTGAGAATGGCGATGGCACATATGCTGTAGCGGTTCAGAAGGATGGGTCATGTATGGTTCCGGATGAGGTTACCGACGGTTCATATTTCAAAGTATCAGTGGTTGGAGTTTCTGGAAAAAGTAAAAAAATTACAACAAACAAAGAATTGATAAATCAGGGAGGATAATATGGCGACTTTAGATGAAGTTATAAGTCAAATGTCAGAAGAAGATTATTATAATGATCCAATACAATTCGTCATAGATTCGGATTTACGAGTTATATCGATTCCTGGAAAAGGTGTCGTCGCTGGTGTGGTAGGTGATAAGAATATCAACCGTATCAATTTTCAAATGTCGCGATACTATAATGGATTTGATATGTCGAAATTTACAACAAGAGTAAATTATATCAATGCGCGCGGTAATTTCAATTATTACTCAGTGACTGATCTGACAATTGAAGACGATTTGATATATTTCACATGGTTAGTTGATTCTGACGTTGTTGAGTATGCCGGAATAGTTATGTTTGCAGTTAACATGTTTATCACTGACAGTAATGGAAAGATTATACAGTCCTTTAATACTTCAAATAAAGGATTACTCAATGTTCTTGAAGGAATTCAAGTTAACGAATACGTGACACCTGAGGAGCAGGAAGACATCCTGACCCGATTAGAAGCGGATTTAACAAAGTATATAAGTTCTGGAATTAATCAAATACAGGATGAAGGCTCGAAAGTAAAAAAATCACTTCCGGCAGATTATGTAAAAATGACAGAAGATGTTACTTCGTTAAAGGAAGGGAAAGCGGACACCCTGAATTATAAGAATAGTGTCCTCAGGCTGCTGTCCGGGGAAACAGAATTGTCCAGAGTAATCATCAGAGGCGGTTCTGGCGGCGGAGCAGACGCAAGAGAGATCGAACTGCGGAAATCAGCAACAGCAATCCAATGGCGCTATACAGGAGACGAAACGTGGAATGATCTTGTCACCCTGGCAGAGATTACAGGAGCACAAGGCGAACAGGGCATCCCAGGTCCTAAGGGCGAGCCTGGAGCGACAGGGGCTCAGGGCGAGCAGGGAATCCAAGGACCAGCGGGGCCGGCTGGCCCGCAAGGTGAACCGGGTCCTAAAGGAGAACCGGGCGAGAAAGGTGACCAGGGAATTCAAGGATTACAAGGCCCCACCGGACCTCAAGGCGAAACTGGCATACAAGGTGAGAAAGGAGAAACCGGCGCTCAGGGTGAACGGGGTCAAGTGGGCGAACCCGGCAAAGACGGTCGCGGAATCACATCTGTAACGATTAAGACAGACGGACATTTACAGATCAACTACAGTGACGGAACCGATGCGGACGTTGGAAAGGTTGTTGGAGAGAAAGGTCTGGATGGTGTGTCTGGTGTACCTGTCCGAATAGAGAAGACAGCTGCGGATACAACTGCTGAACTCGACCCGAACAAGCTGTACATCTTTCCAGAAATGACCAGTCTTACATACACCCTTGCTGCGCCTGCGGACACCAGTGTAGTGAACGAATATCATTTTGTATTCCAGAGTAGCGCAACAGCTACTGAATTGGTGCATCCTGCAAATGTATCAGTTCCTGACGGATTCGCAGTCGAAAAAAATAAAGTGTACGAAATCAGCATCCTTGAAGGGTGTCTAGTATACCAGAGTTGGGTGGTGAATTGATATGGGGAGAAGAAGAATTTTATTCAATAATGAAGGCGGAGGAAACACTTACAGTGGAGTAATTACATTCGATGAACGTCCAACAGAAGCAATATCTTTTAAATGTCCTGGATGTAATCATTTTGCTATAATGCCACTAAAAGTAGATGTTGTAAGTGGAAAATTCGGCGCACTTTTTATCAATGCAACAGCTACAAAAGATGATTATGTAGCAAATGTTAGCACATATTCAACCGGTAAAGGCGGTTGGACATGTAATGCCTATACAGATGAGAAATATGCTGGAAAAAATCCAAAGATATCTTTTATAGAAACCGGAGTAACGATGGAACTCGCAGATTATTCGGATAGTACATATGCTTGGTTTGGCGGATTTTCATACGCATGGATAGCGTGGTAAGGAGGTAATTGACATGAAACATAAATTAACACACAATCTTGTCAGTCAGTCAGTCAGTCAGTCAGTCGGGATGATTGTAGATTAACTGATTCGCTCCTGTCAAGTAAGGCGGTGTCACTATGAGCCGCAGAAGAACGATGCTTATGAATGGACAGGAGGAAAACGAAATGAAAGAATGGAAACTGATATACGATAGTGGCGCAACAACTGAAGAAATAATATCAACACCAAAGATAAACGTATCAGGTTACGATGAACTTATGATTATCGCTAAAGCTGTACCAACAGATACAAATAAGGGAACCAGGAATGGTCATTTGATTATAATGAGTCCTGAAGGAAATAAATGCAGATGTATATTAGGAAATAATTTACTAAGTCCAAATGGAAACGCACGAATGTCTATAGCTTTAGTTCGAAAAGTCCTTGAGTTTATTTATGTCGATACAGCTACATCATGGAACGCAATGGATATATTCAACACCGGGCAACCCGTAGATAATTTAACATCCATGCAGAATACAATTGTTAAGTTTGAAGGGGAAATAAACGAGATTTATCTTACAAATTTAAACGAAGCTTCGGATTACAGATTTGGAGTTGGAAGTAGATTTGCAGTTTATGCCAGATAGAAAGGATTGACAAAATGAAAAGTAAAAATAGAATCTTAACAGACAGACAGACAGACAGACAGACAGACAGACACAGTTTAATTGATTCTAAATCCTGTGTCAAGTCTGAGAATGCCGTGGGACTATGTTAGGCAGACGGCGAATGATGATGAACACACAGGAGGTAGAGGAAGAGATGAAAGAGTGGAGACTTTTAAAAGATTATTCTGTTCCAGAAGGAAAAATAGTTAGCATTATTGATACCCCAACGGAAGAAGAAATGATTGGAATAAATGAACTGTTTATTGTTGCAGAAACGAGAACTATAAACGGAGACGGAAGTGATACAACTGCGGTCAGTTCAGCGCGTCCGACGTTGGAAGACTATGCAACTGCTGAATTTCAATACGGAAGGATCACGGGAGACTTAGGCAATTGCATCGGATACACAGGAGATTCAAGAAGTCTTTCCATGTATGTGAGTCTGATTAATGGATTTCTATTTGGTCTTTCAGATAATTCCAAATACGCCATCAATGCAATCAATACGGTAAGACATGCAAAAGAATTTACAACGATGCCCAGAATAGCTATAAAAAATCACAACGGATATCCATACACTTTTGGCACAAGAATTCGAGTTTATGGGAGATAGGAGGTGATAAATTGTACGCAAAACTACAAAACGGAATGTTAAGAAGTGCACCGAAAACAGTGACATGGAACGGATGTACGGTAAATAACCCGTCCGCTGATAAGCTGGTAGAATTAGGTTATAAACCTGTGGTCTACACAGACATGCCAACAGATGCAGAAACTGGCAAACACTACGAATCCAGTTGGACGGAAACAGAAGCCGAGATTACACAGGTGTGGAATCTTGCAGATGATCCTGTATATCCAGAGCCTGAACCTACGCCAGAGGAACGACTGGACAAAGTAGAGCAACGTACGGACACACTTGAAACAACAACAGATGACATCGTTTTAATGATGGCAGATTTTATAGGAGGAAATGAATAATGAAAACATTAAATGCATTAAAATTAAAAATCATGGTAAGAGCATTCAGAATTCGCATTAAGAATGGCGAAGCATTTGAGGACATTGCGGCGGATTATCCGGCACTGACGACAGATGATCTGGAAGCGATTCGAGAAGCATTGAATTTAGAGTAATTCACTAAAGGATGCTTTAGTTAATCAACCAGTTTAGAAAATTGAACAAAACAGGAGAAAAGTCAAAATGGAATTTAATATTAAAAACAGGCTTGCTCATGCCTGGAACGCCTTTATGAACCGGGACCCGACATATCATAACGTTGGCCCCGGTTATTCTTTGCGTCCAGATAGACCACGATTAGGTCATGGAAACGAACGATCCATAGTATCTTCCATATTTAATCGCATAGCACTTGATGTGGCAGCTATAAATATTAAACACTGTAGATTAGATTCTGCGGGACGATTCATCGAAGAGATTGAGTCGGGAATAAATGGATGTTTGAATTTCGAAGCGAATATTGATCAATCGGGACGAGCATTCATCCATGATGTAGTTTTGTCTATGCTTGACGAGGGTGTGGTAGCCATCGTTCCAGTTGACACCTCATTCGATCCAAAGATAAGTAATTCCTTCAGCATTGATTCGGTCCGAACTGGGAAAATAATCGAATGGTATCCAAAGCATGTCAAAGTCAGAATCTATAACGACCGACGAGGAGAAAAAGAAGACATTCTTTTACCGAAAAGTCAGGTGGGAATTATAGAGAATCCATTGTATGCAATCGTTAACGAGCCAAACTCTACACTGCAGAGACTGATGAGAAAGCTCAGCCTATTGGATGCGACAGATGAAAAAACGGCATCCGGTAAATTGGATTTAATCATTCAGCTTCCGTATGTAGCCAAAACTCAGGCACGTAGAGAACAGGCTGAGAGACGACGAAATGATATGGAAAATCAGCTCACAAATTCGAAGTATGGTGTGGCTTACATCGATGGCACAGAGAAAGTCATCCAGCTTAATCGGTCATTAGAGAATAATCTTCTCAAACAGGTCGAATACTGGATTAATATGCTTTACAGTCAGCTTGGTATTACGCAGGCAGTTCTGGACGGAACAGCTGATGAACAGACTATGCTGAATTATAACAATCGTACGGTTGAACCTATTATAGCAGCGATTGCAGACGAATTAAAACGTAAATTTCTAACAAAGACCGCTCGATCTCAAGGGCAGTCCATCGAATATTTCAGAGATCCATTCCGACTGGTTCCAGTCAATAATATCGCAGAAATTGCTGATAAATTCACACGAAACGAAATTATGACATCTAACGAGATAAGACAAATCGTTGGTATGAAACCAGCAGATGATCCGAAAGCTGACGAGTTACGAAATAGTAATATCAGTCAGTCTAAGCAGGAAGCGGAGAATGCTGTTCCTGTAATAAAAAATGAAGAGAGGAGAGAAGGTCAAAATGGATAATTGTGATTTTAGCGGATATGCCACTCGTAATGATTTACTCTGCGGTGATGGCGTTACTATCCGTAAGGATGCGTTCAAAAGTAATGACGGATGTGAAGTTCCATTAGTTTGGAACCATGAACATAATGATCCGAACGCAGTTCTTGGCCATGCAGTTCTGGAAAACCGCGATGATGGTGTATATGCCTACGGTGTATTCAATGACACTGAACAGGGGCAGACTGCTAAGAAACTTGTGCAGAATGGAGATGTAAGGTCTCTTTCTATTTGGGCTAATCAGCTCAAAAAGATTGGTAAAGATGTAGTCCACGGAAACATTAGGGAACTTAGCCTTGTATTGGCTGGAGCGAATCCTGGTGCTTACGTGGATTTTGTTATGGCCCATTCTGCCGAAGGTGAAGAGGAGATGGAAGTATCATGGGATGAGAATATTATGCTCTATCACTCAGCTGATACCGAAAAGAAAGGAGAAAACAAAGTGGCTGAAGAAACCAAGAAACCAAAAACGTCAGAAGGTTCTGATGATAAAACCATCAAAAAGGTAAAAGAGGTATTGGATACCATGAATGACGAGCAGAAAGAAGCTATGTATGCTGTACTCGGCATGGCACTTTCTGATGATGAAGATGATGAAGACGATGATGAAAAAGGAGGAAATGTAGTGAAACATAACATTTTTGACAATGAAGAAAGAGAGCAGAACAACACTGCAGTTCTGAGCCATTCTGATGAAATGAAAATTGTATCCATGGCTAAACAGAGTGGCGTTGGTTCCTTAAAACAGGCAATGCGTATTTTTGCAGAAGAGAACGCTTCTACTCTGGCTCATGGCGTATTTGATGATGAAGTTGAAAAGCTGTTCCCAGAATATGAACTTCTGAAAAAAGGTGAGCCAGAAACACTCACTAGAGATCAGTCCTGGATCGATGCTGCTATGGCTAAGATTCATAAAAGTCCGTATAGCCGTATTCGCACAAGACAGGCTGACACTCGTATTGCAGAGCTGAAAGCTAAAGGTTACCAGAAGAAAGGTGACTATAAAAAAGAGATGGCTAAGATTAAATTGCTGTCCCGTACAACAGATCCACAGACTATCTACATCAAAGACACTCTGCAGCGTGATGATATTACCGATATTACAGACTTCGATGTAGTTGGATATCAGTGGAATATCATGAGACAGACTTTGAATGAAGAGCTTATCATGGCAGCAATGGTAGGTGATGGTCGTGAAGACGGCGATCCTGATAAAATTCATGAAGATCATATTCGTCCTATCTGGAATGATGATGAGCTTTATACAATCCATCAGACGGTTGACTTTGATACAGCTAAACAGGAACTTCAGGGTTCTAACACAGGAGCTAATTTCGGTGAGAACTACATTAAAGCCGAAGCTATCATCACTGCATCACTCTATGCTCGTGAGAAATACAAAGGATCCGGTTCTCTGGATTTCTACTGCACACCACACCTGCTCAATGTAATGCTTCTCGCTCGTGATCTTAACGGTCGTCGCATTTACGATTCCAAGGCAGATCTTGCTGCAGCGCTCAATGCAAACAGCATTGTCACAGTTGAGCAGTTTGAAGGACTTCAGAGAATTGATGCTGAATCCAAGAAACATGAACTTCTTGGTCTGTTTGTAAACCTGGGTGATTATCAGTTTGGTTCTACAAAGGGCGGTGAAGTGTCAAAATTCGATTCATTTGACATTGATTTCAACCAGTACAAATACCTGCTTGAGACAAGACTGTCTGGTTCTCTTACAAAGGTATATTCCGCTATTGCTCTTGAAGAGGACGTAGCGTAATCATACCCAGAGGTTAACTAAAACAAACTTTAAATATTATAAAGGAGATTAAGAACATGGAAGTAATGTACATGAACGCTGGCGACAAAAATGTTGCAGTAAGAAAAGTGTATGCTAAAGCGGATGGCGTAGCGTATGCAGAGTCCACCTTTAAAACAAAGCTGACTCCAGATGAACTGGAAGACGCTTTCTATAAAGGAATGGTAGTGATCGATGCTGCAGGCGTAGCTTATCGCCCGATTAGCTGTAAAGTAGCTTCAAAAGTTGTGACTGTTACATATGCCACAACTGATACTACACCTACAGCTGCTAAACTCGCCACAGTTAAGGCAGAGTGATTCCGGGAGGACAATTAGATGAGCAAATGGTTTGGTAAAATCGGCTATGCTGTCACCAACGAGACGGAGCCGGGAGCATGGGACGAGACAATTCTCGAACGCGAATATTATGGTGATATGACCTATGATCGCAGAAAAAGACAGACATCTGGCGGTATTAATGACAATATCTTACTCGCGAATGTGGTTAGTATTTTAGCCGATCCATTTGCTATCAAAAATTGTTCTCACATGGCTTATGTCGAAATTATGGGTACTAAGTGGAAAATCTCAGTCATTGAGGTCCAGTATCCAAGATTGATCTTGACTATAGGAGGTGTCTGGAATGGGAACACGACTGGAACTACAGAGCAAACTTGAAGAGTTGCTTGGATGCAGACATGTTTACTATCAGTCCCCCGAATCAGTCAAAATGGAATATCCCGCAATAAGGTATTCCAGAAGTAGGATAGATTCAGAACGTGCTGATGATACAGCATATCTGAAACACAAACGATACGAGCTAATTGTGATATCAAGAAAACCTGACGAGCCTGTCATTGAGAAGTTGCTGGAATTGCCATACTGCTCATTCGGGACAAGCTATAAATCAGATAACCTATATCACGATACGCTCGTTTTATATTTTTAAGGAGGATTAATAAATGCCTAAACTTACATGGGACCAGACTGGTGAACGTTTATACTCAACCGGCGTTAGTAAAGGAGTTCTGTTTCCGTATACAGAAGATAAATACGGTGCCGGTGTTGCTTGGAACGGTTTAACAAAAGTATCGGAAAATCCATCAGGCGCTGAGCCTACAGCTTTATGGGCTGATAATGGTAAATACCTGAATATTCTGTCTGCGGAAACATTCGCTGCTACGATTTCCGCATATATGTATCCTGACGAATTTAAGAAATGTATTGGTGAAGAAGAGGTAGTAGCTGGTATGTCTGTAGGTCAGCAGGATCATCAGGTGTTCGGCTTCTCTTATCAGACAATTATCGGTAATGATACCAAGAATACCAAGTATGGATATCAGATTCATGTTGTGTACGGATGCAACGCAGCAGCAAGTGCAAAAGATTATGAAACAGTGAATGATAGTCCGTCAGCGGCAGAGATGAGCTTCGATATCTCAACCACACCAGTTGATGTAACAGGATTCAAACCTACTGCTACGCTTTTATTTGATTCTACAAAACTTTCTAAAGAACAGATGAAAGCTGTCGAGACCGCATTATATGGTGATGAATCTGCGGCTCCTAAACTGCCAACTCCAGATGAGTTCAAAGCTCTTATTCAGGCAGCTGTATCATAAATAAATAACAATATAACGAAAAGCTCTAACTGTGTATTCAGCTGGGGCTTTTCTTTTTAATTAAAAAAAAAGGAGAAAACGACTATGTTAAAAAAAACAATTTCATATGAAGATTACAACGGAACTAAAAGAGAAGAAGATTTCTACTTCAATCTCACAGAAACCGAACTTGCCGAGATGCAGCTCGAAGTTACAGGCGGTTTAGACACTATGCTTCAGGCAATTATCAAAGCTCAGGATATTCCTACAATCGCCAAATTATTCAAACAGATTATTCTTAAATCTCATGGTCAGAAGTCTCCAGATGGAAGGCGATTTATCAAGTCTGACGAGTTGTCAACAGAGTTCTCTCAGACTGAAGCATACAATGTTTTGTACATGGAACTGTCTCAGGATGCTGAAAAAGCAGCTGAGTTTATTAAGGGAATTATTCCTGCCAAATACAGAGAAGTAATTGATACACCGGAACTGCCGGCTTAATAAATACGAAAAATATGGAGGATGAGAGATGCTTGAACTCGTGGTTCCGAGCGATATTAATGAGGGATGGGATGAAATAAAAGGGGAGTTTATATACGAAGAACTCAACAAGCCAAAGACCATTATGCTTGAGCATTCTCTTGTCTCTCTGTCAAAATGGGAATCCTTATGGAAGAAACGATACTTCCCTGTTGAGAATCGCACAATCGATGAAATAGTGAGCTACATACAATGTATGACAATTACTAAAAACGTTGAACCGGAAGTTTATGATCGTTTGATTCACCATCAGGATTTGATAAATAGAATAACAGAATATATTAATGATCCAATGACTGCAACTACCTTTGGTAAAAATCAGAACGATAATTCAACTCGGACTGAAAACATATCATCGGAACTCATATATTTCTGGATGTTCGATAATGGTATTCCAATGGAATGTGAAAAGTGGCATTTAAACAGATTGCTTACACTTATAAGGGTATGCAATGTAAAAAGAGGCTCTGGAAAGAAGATGAGTCAGTCAGAAGTAATGCGACAGTATAAATCTATAAATGAAGCAAACCGAGCAAAATTCCGCTCGAAGGGGTAATTACATGTTAAAAGGAATTGACGTATCAGCATATAACGGAACTATCGACTGGGGAACAGTAGCGGCATATGGTATGGATTTTGTAATCTTACGTATTACTGAAAAAGGTAATGTAGTAGATAGTTCCTTTGAACAAAACTACAAGGGATGCATTGACAATCATATACCGGTTGGTGTTTATAAATACAGCTATGCTCTCAATGTGTCTGAAATCCAGGAAGAAGCTCGAAAAGTTCTTTCTACGTTGAACGGCAGGAAGTTGAATCTCCCTGTATGGTTAGATCTTGAATGGGATAAACAAAAAGAACTTGGAACTAAGAAGATCTCAATGCTTGCTGAGGCTTTTATCAAAGTGATAACTGATGCCGGATATAAAGCTGGAATTTACTGCAATGCTAAACAATGGTATGAGTCTGTTATTGGAAATAATCTTAAACAGAAATATGACTTTTGGATTGCAAGTTATCCGACACATGACGATGGAACACTTCAAGAAAGATTGAGACCGAGCTATGGTGTTGGATGGCAATACAGTTCCAATGCCAAAATACCGGGAGTTCCGACAGTTGTCGACAGAAGTGTGTTTTATAAAGATTACACTAATGAAGAGTCTAAGCCAGTCAAAATGGAGGAAATCAAAGTGAGCAAATTACAGGAGTTTATAAACCTTGGTCATTACTATGCCAATAATGGCGGCAATAAACCATATCTTGAAAAGAGAACTGAAGAATATCTTGACGATTTCCAGAAAAACGCTGGTTATAACAATTATACAAAATTTGCGAGAGACGTAAATCGTCTTGGTCAGCCCGGATGTCAGGGACAGCCATGGTGTGCTGAGTATAAATTCTGGGAGCTTGTTCAGGTGTTAGGAATCACAAAGGCTCTTAAAATTATGGGTGGCGGATTCTACAACTGTACATCAGTAATGAATCATGCAAAGGAAAATGGAACATGGCATACAAAACCGAAGAAAGGCGCTCTTGTTATATTTAGACGTGGAGCACATATTGGTTCTGTTGATAGCTACGATGAAAATTACGTATATACCAATGAAGGAAATACATCCTCTGTTCCAGGAGTAGTTGCTAATGGAGGAGCTGTCCGAAACAAGAGATATCCAATTAATGATTCTTCTATCACTGGTTATGTATGGATTAACTGGGGTGAAGAAACTTCTGCTGAGAAATGGGTTGCTACTGGAACCAGAATTTCAACAGTTGACGATCTCTACATTCGAGAAAGTCCTAATGGATATGTATTAGGGCAAATCAACGCTGGTGATAGAGTTGAAATCGATGGAACTGTATCTGGTAAATGGACGAAAGTGAAAGTGACAAATATCGGTATCGGTTGGGCTTGGACAGCTTATCTTCAGGAATCTGAACCAGTGAAACCACAGACCATCACGAGTAAGCAGAATAAGAAAAAGAGATTATTCGTTGGCGAAGTTAAAGCTAAAGAGACCGACGTACGAACATGGGCCGGAGACGAGTATCCGACAATCAAGAAGTATCCATATCTTGCAAAAACCAATTTGGTTGATGTCATGGATTATACACAGAAAGATACATCCGGAAGAAAATGGTATTATGTCAGAATCGCAGGCAAATACTTTGGTTTTGTTGAAGCGAGTGATATTAAGAAACGATGAGGTGTTGATATGATAACTTTCAGACAAAAGGGCGATTTCTCTAATCTGTCAGGATTCCTTGAGAGAGCTAAAGAAACGGTTAATCTTGGAATTTTAAACAAGTACGGTCGTGCTGGAGTTGCTGCTCTTTCGTCTGCAACCCCTGTTGATACCGGTAAAACAGCAGCATCGTGGACATACGAGATTATCCGTCAAAATGGGGGCGTATCTATAGAATTTCACAATACAAATGTTCAGAGAGGCATACCGATTGCAATAATCTTACAGACAGGTCATGCAACTGGTACTGGAGGCTGGGTAGAAGGAAGAGATTATATCAATCCTGCTATTCAGCCTATTTTTGACAAAATAGCAAAAGAGGCTTGGGAGGAGGTTGTTAAGAAATGAGTAAAGTAGTTGATAGCAGAGTCGTTGAAATGCGGTTCGATAATGCGCAGTTTGAGCGTAATGTTAAAACTACCATGTCGACTCTTGATAAACTAAAAGAGAAGCTGAAATTCTCCGGAGCTTCAAAAGGTCTTGATGATATCGAGAAATCTGCAAAACAGGTTGATATGTCTGGATTAGGCAGAGGTGTCGATACTATCAAAATGAAATTCTCCGCCATGGAAGTTATAGCGATGACTGCACTGTCTAACATCACTACGACAGCCATGCAGGTTGAAAAAAGTATTGCTGATGCGTTAACCATCGATCCGATTAAAGATGGTTTTACAGAGTATGAGACTCAGATGAATGCGGTTCAGACTATCTTAGCAAACACTCAGAAAGAGGGTACCACAGTCAAAGATGTCAATAAAGCACTTGATGAGCTTAATACATATGCCGATAAAACCATTTATAACTTCACAGAGATGACTCGTAACATCGGTACATTTACCGCAGCTGGCGTTAAGTTGGATGCATCAGTTTCGGCAATCAAAGGTATTGCGAACTTAGCAGCCGTATCAGGTTCAACATCTCAGCAGGCATCCACAGCGATGTATCAGTTATCACAGGCTCTGGCCGCAGGTAAAGTTCAGCTTATGGACTGGAACTCAGTCGTTAATGCTGGTATGGGTGGACAGGTATTTCAGGATGCTTTAATCAGAACATCGGAACATCTTGGTACCGGAGCAAAAGAATATATCGAAGCAACTGGTTCATTTCGAAATTCCCTTGAAAAAGGCTGGCTTACAACAGACGTCTTAACTCAGACACTTGATCAGTTTGCGACGGCTGCTGATACTCAGGAAGAATATAACGCAGCTGTTAAAAAGTTTGTAGACCAGGGATATACCCAGGAGCAGGCAAAAGAGATGGCGGATATGGCAAAAACAGCAGGAAATGCCGCCACTAAGGTTAAAACTTTCACTCAGCTTATCAATACTTTAAAGGAAGCGCTTGGCTCAGGATGGACTAAAACATGGCAGCTTATAATTGGTGATTTCGAGGATGCTAAAGAAATATGGACCAAAGTTAGTGATGTTTTAAGCAATCTTATCAATAAATCATCGGATGCTCGTAACAAACTTGTGAAGAAAGTTATGAATAATCCATATTCCGGTTTGCTCAAATCCATTAATGAAGTTACTGACAAGGCTTCCGGACTTCAGGAAATAGTCAACAATGTTATTCGTGGTGATTATGGGAATGGACAGCCACGATTCGATAAACTGACTGAACAAGGGTATAACTGGGCTCGTGTTCAGAATATGGTTAATGAGCAGCTCGGTTGTTCTTTCCGATATAACGAAGAGCTTGGTGAATCACAGGAAGATCTGCAGAAAACTCAGGCTGAAACTATTGCTCAGTTGGTTCAAATGTCTGATGCACAGTTAAAAGAAGCTGGATTTACAAAAGGACAGATCAAAGCATTACGAGGATTACAGGAACAATCTGAGAAAACCGGCGTTCCGATACAGGATCTTATAACTACCATGAGTCAGATGAGCGGTCGCGACTTATTATTTGGCTCATTCGAGAATATCGGAAAAAGTATTTTTAATCTTTTTTCTGAACTGAAGAGGGGTTGGAATGACGTATTTAATCCTCCGTCAGCTTATACTCTCTATAATATCCTTTATGCAATTTATAACAAAACTGCTCAATTAGCGGTGTTTACTGAAGATCATGGCGAGGAGCTTCGTCGTACAATGGCTGGCTTGGCTGCAGTCCTTGATATAATCAAAATGACTGTCGGTGGGGCATTGAAATTTGGTCTCAAAGCACTTAATGCCATACTCAGTGCGTTCGGAATGGACACACTTGATCTCACCGCCAATCTTGGGGATTTATTGGTCCAGTTCGACAAATGGCTTAAAGTTGTCGATCCGTTTGAGGCAATTGCTGAGAAAGCTGGAGAAGGAATCAAGTTCCTGATCGATAAAATCAAAGAGCTGTACGAATATCTTAATAAGATACCTCAGTTTAACAAATTCTTTAACAGTTTTAAGAATATTGATATTACAAAATTTGTAACTGATATATTTAACGACATAGAGAATTTTGATTTCGATAAAGCGTGGGATGACCTTGCTAAAAAAATAAATGAAAATAAAATAGGTAAAACCATTATCGATGGTCTTAAAAAGGGACTCAACGAAGGTATTACGGCAGTTCCTGATATTTTAATTTCTATTGGAAAGGCAATCCTCGATTCTATCAAGGAAGTTCTTGATATCAATTCACCATCCAAAGAGACTTTCAAAATTGGTGAGTGGACCATAGAAGGTTTACTTAACGGTCTCAAGAATAAGGCTTCAGATGTTATAGACTATCTGAAAGGTCTTGGTGGAAATATGCTCGATGCCCTTAGCAATGTTGACGTAGATTGGGGTAGTGTTATAGCAGTTAGTTCTATCGGAGGACTTGTTTACGGTGTAAATAAATTAATGGATGTTGCATCTAAGTTTGCGTCACCGTTTGAAGCTATCGCCTCTGTGATAGACGGACTTGCCGATATCGAAGCAAGTGTTTCTAAGAACATTAAAGCCAATGCCTTTAAAACAAAGATGGATGGCATAAAGCAGTTTGTCACATCACTGGTTATCGTGGCTGGTTCCATTTATATTCTTGGAAAACTCGATACCAAAACACTTGCTCAAGGTGGATTGGCTACAGCAGTTATCGCTGGTGTGCTTGTTAGAATCGCAGTTGCCATGAGTAAAATAACGGCAGCATCAGCAACTATAGATAGACATGGTATCAAGATTGACGGATTAAAAGCCGGAATCACTTCTATCGGAACTGCAATATTGCTTATCGGCACCACTGTCAAAATACTTGGTGGTATGGATTTAAAAGACATGGAGCATGGCTTTGCTGGCTTAGCTGGAATAGTTGCTTCGCTGGCTGTCATAATAGCTACTTTCGGTATTTTTGTCAAAGATGAAAGTGCTAAGAATATAGATAAGCTCGGCAAAATGATGAAAAATATGGCTACGGCTATGTTACTTATGGCCGGTGTCGTGAAAATAATCGGGATGCTTTCAGCTGAGGAAATACTCAGAGGGGTTGCTTTTGCTACTGGTTTTTCGACATTTGTTTTGATAATGGGATTAATAGGAGCCAAATGTGGGGAAGGTGTTGCCAACCTTGGTGACGGTCTGAAATCTCTTGTTATTGCTATGGGTATGCTGGTTGGTGTAACCAAGCTAATCGGATATCTGTCCATTGGTGAAATTGCTAAAGGCGCGGTTTTTGCCGGATCGTTTTTAGCATTTATTGAAATTCTCAAACTCATAAGCAAATCTGACGATGGACAAGTCATGAAGGGTTTGACCAGATTGTTATTATCTGTATCCATATCAATGGCACTCATGGCTGGAGTAGTGAAGTTGGTATCTTATCTATCGGTTGGTGAGATGATCAAAGGCGGTGTTTTTGTAGCTGCATTCACAGCTTTTGTGTATGCCCTTGTAAAAGTTACCACAATAGCAAGCGATCAGCAAACCGCAAAAGTAGCTGCTTCTATATTATCTATATCAGTAGCGGTTGGTATTTTGGCGGGCGTTTCCGTTCTTCTCGGTATGGTAAGTATTAAGAATCTTGCGAAAGGCGAGACCGCTATTGCCTTATTATGTGGAATGATGGCGGTCATGGTTCGTCAGTTGCGAGGAGCGAATGATATCGGCAAGAGTCTGACCGGAATGGCTATTGCAATTGGTGTTATGGCGGCATCTGTGGTCGCACTTTCTTTTGTGAAAACAGAAAAACTGGTAAGTGCCACATTAGCCATATCTACCATGATGGGGATGTTTGCTGTGGTTGAAAAAGCTTCTTCTGTAGCTACAACATCCATAAAAACCATAGTTGTCATGACTGCTGTTGTGGCAGCACTCGGCGGATTACTTATGCTGATGAGTAAATACAATTTTAATGTATCCGCGTCCAATGCTACAGCTTTATCGGTAATGATGCTCGGTTTGGCGGCCGCAACTAAAGTGTTAGGCAAGATTGAAAGTGTCGATAAAAGTGCATTAATTGCCGTTGGGATAATGACAGGTGTATTGGCTGGAGTAGCTGTCATACTCGGCATAATGGATAAGCTCGATATATCCGCAGGCATCCCTAATGTTATAGCTTTATCAATTATGTTAAATGCTATATGCGCTGCGGCATTGATAGCGAGTAAGATACCTCCGATACCGCCAAGTGCTTCATTATACATTGCAGCATTTGTTGGAATAATTACCGCTTTGGGTGCAGTTATAGTAGCCATAGCAGGTGTTATAGATCTTATCCCAGGCGTTGAAGAGTTTCTTGACGGCGGTATAAAGATTCTGGTCAAAATAGGAACTGGTATAGGCGAATTTGTAGGAAGTCTTGTTGGCGGTGTATTAGATGGAATTGCTGTTGGAGCTACGAAAGATTTACCAGAAGTTGGTAAAAATATAGCAGAATTTCTTAAAGCATTTTCCGGAATGGATAATTCTGTAAAAACTGGCGTTGAGGTATTTGCCGATGCTGCTGGAGCTATTTTAAGTTTATCTACATCAAACATTCTTGATGGGATTGCCAATAAACTTGGTTTTAATACCGGTCTCGATAATTTTGGTGAACAGGCGAAATCTTTCGGTAAAGCCATGCACGCATTATCGGATTCTTTAACAGGCGAAAATGCTATTGACACTAAAGCTATCAAAGGTGTGACGAAAGTTGGTCAGATGCTTGCTGCATTAGCCAATGATATTCCACCTCAGCCCGGTGATATCCTTAAAAAGTTTGTATTTACCCAGGATCTTGGTGAATTTGGTAAACAGGTAGAAACATTTGGCAAAGCAATGAGCGCTATGTCTAAAGCAGTGTCTGGCGATAACGCAATTGATACAGATGCTGTTGAAGGTGTGACGAAAGCCGGTAAAATGTTATCTGCATTAGCGGATGATATACCGCCACATCCTGGAGATATTCTTGAAAAATTTGTATTTAGCAAGGATCTTGGCAATTTCGGAGAACAAGCATTAGCTTTCGGTAAAGCAATAAGTGCTATGTCTAAAGCAGTGTCTGGCGATAATACGGTAGATGTTGATGCTATAGAAAGTGCTAAAAATGCTGGAGAATTATTGGTTGCTTTGAAAAACAGCATGGAGGGTGACCCAGGGGTAATTTTAAGTGCTTTTGTGACGAATAAAAACCTTGGCAATTTCGGCGGTCAAGCTAAAGCTTTCGGCGAAGCTATAAGTGCTATGTCTAAAGCTATTACGGGTGAAAATGCGATTGATGTGAATGCTGTAACTAATGCTAAAAACATAGGTACTATGATGACCGAACTGCAGAAAGCATTACCGAAAGATGAATGGTTCGATGGAGTTATGCAGCTTGATGATTTTGGTAGTGATATCAGTGCCTTTGGTCAGGGGTTGCTTGTTTACAACGCGAATGTTGCAGACATAGACTTTACTAAAGTTAGTGCATCTGTATCTCAAGCTAAACGAATGGTATCACTGGCCAATAGTATATACGGCAACTCATCCAATGTCGAAAGTGGAATTAAGACGTTCAAGGATTTCGAGGACATCAGCGAAACGATAAAAAATTACAGTGATGATGTATCTAATACCAATATGGATAGCATATCCGATTCTATTTCGATAGGATTCAGATTAAAAACATTCATTTCAAGTCTGAAAGATATTAATACGACCGGTATCACGAGTTTTAAAGACGCTGTGAGTAAACTTGGTGAAGTTGAACTCGGTAGTATTAAGAATACGCTAAACGAATCGGCTAAAACATTTTCGACGAATGGTTTAAGTATTGTCGAGGCATTGAGCAGCGGAATGACCATGAGAAGGTCTAAAGCTATATCAGCAATGAGCAATATAGTTAACGATGTGCAGAAAACAATCACCAATAGAAACGAAAACTTCAAGAAAACGGGCGTGGCGTTGATCAGTATGCTTGCCGTTGGAATGGCGGCTCAGAAAGAACATGTTAAGAATATTGCTTCTCAGGTTGCTATAGCATCTGCAAACGGAGCTCTTAATCCGGCATATTCTTATATGAATAATAACGGAAGAAATCTCGGTTTAGGTTTAGTCTATGGTGTGTTATCAATGCAACAGTCGGCTTATAACGCTGGCTTTGCTTTAGGACAAGCTGCGGTCAGAGGCGAGCGTGCCGGTCAGCAATCACATTCACCATCCAAAGCTACATATCAATCCGGTATTTGGCTTGGCGAGGGTATGATAAATGGTTGCCGTGATATTGCCACAAAAGTATTCAGTACCGGTAAGAAACTTGGTACTGGCATAGTGGACTCCGTATCCGAAGCTATGCAGTCAGCTGAAGATATATTTGATTCCACAGTTGATGTAGCTCCTGTAATCACGCCGGTAGTTGATTTAACCGATATTCAAACCGGAGCTGCCAGAATCACAAGTATGTTCAATAATCCGTCAGTAACACCAATGACAAACATCCGAGCTATTTCCGGAATGATGGATAATCGTCAAAATGGAAATAATGAAGATGTGGTAAATGCCATTAATGGACTTAAAAAGAGTATTGGTAATGCCGGAAATACTTATAATAACATTTCTGGAATTACTTATGATAATGGCAGTGCTGTTTCAGAAGCTATCGAAACATTGGTAAGAGCAGCTAAGATAGAGAGGAGGAGATAGTCATGTCTCAGTTTTCAGACGGCACATCTGGTTCATCTTCACTAAATGATGTTTTTACTGATGGCTCTGAATATACAACCAATCTCAGCGCCCAAGTTCAAATCACTGAATTTGGGCTTGAGAAAGGTACAACTCGAAACGTATTTATAAAATGGACATGGAATCAGCTACATACAAAAGAATTTCGTGTTGTTTGGTATTATTTTACCGGGCAAGGAACATCCTTTGTTGGAAGCGATGCCAGAATAACGAATAAATATTCTTCGTATAATGCACCATCTAATGCGACAAAAGTAAAAGTAAAAATACTTCCAATAGCCGACAGTCGTAAGATTGGAAATTATACTGCAGCATATTGGACAGCCAAGTGGACGACTTTAAGAGAATATAGTTTCAAAAATAATCCACCAACAGCTCCGTCGGCTCCGTCAGTCACAATTAGTGATAAATATAAACTTACGGCATCACTTGCTAATGTTAACTCAGATACAGAGCAAATCGAATGGTATGTTGTGCGGGATGATAAAACTAAATATTATTCTGTAAAAACAAAAGTTAACAAAAATGCTGCGGCAATGACTTGTACCATTGATGCTGGAGGAAAATACAAGGTTAAATGCCGAGCATGGAAGGGCAATCAACATAGCGACTGGTCTGAATATTCCGGAAACGAAGGTACTGTTCCGACTGGGGTTGGTGAGATTACTCGTCTCGAAGCTTTTTCAGAAACAGGTGTACTGGTCGATTGGACTGGTGTTAAAAATTGTACGGGGTATGAAATTCAATATACCACGAGACAGGGATATTTTGACAGTAACCCTAATGAAGTCAAAAGCCAAACCGTTCCGTCGAATATCAGTCATGCTGAAGTAACTGGTCTTGAGTTAGGACAGACATATTTCTTCAGAGTCAGAGCTACAAATGATCAAGGAAATTCTCCTTGGAGTAGTATCAAATCGATAACCATTGGCAAAGATCCAACAGCTCCGACAACATGGTCATCGACTACGACGGCTATAGTTGGTGAGGAGCTTGTTCTTTATTGGGTACACAATGCTACAGATGGCTCTTCGGAGAAGCAGGCGGAACTTGAGTTGAATGTCGATGGAACTATCACAACCGAAACCATCGTGAATACAGCAACAGGCGACGACAAAGATAAGACTAAAAGTAAGAAGATAAATACGTCAAAATGGAGTGAAGGAACCACTCTAAAATGGCGTGTTCGAACTATGGGCATTACTGGAAATTACGGAGAATGGTCTGTCCAGAGAGTTGTAAACATTTATGCGCCCGCCACGTTACAACTCAATGTGACAGATTCTTCCGGAAGTGATATTTCTACTATTACGTCATTTCCTTTCTATATTAAAGGAATAGGTGGTCCGAGCACTCAGAAAGTTCTTGGATACCACGTATCAGTAGTGGCTTTGGAAGGATATAATACGGTTGACGAAACTGGTATGGCGATCGTTGTCGCTAAAGGTCAGGAGATATTTTCACGATATTATGACACTAGCGGAGAACTGTTACTTGAATTACATGCTGGGAACATTGATCTCCAGAATAATGTTAGTTATCGAGTTATCTGTTCGGTTGCCATGGATTCAGGATTATCGGCAGAGAGAAATGAAGATTTCACAGTAGCGTGGACCGAAATGACCTATTCGGTTAATGCTGAGATGGCATACAGTCCAGAGACATATTCATTTCTTATCAGACCATATTGCCTTGATGAAAATAATAATCCTGTGAGCGACGTTACTCTTGCCGTATATAGAAGACAATTTGATGGAGAGTTTGTTGAAATTGCATCCGACCTTGAAAATTCATCGAACCGGTTTGTTACTGATCCACACCCTGCGTTGGATTTCGGACGATATCGTGTTGTGTCTAAATCTAAATCAACTGGGGCTATCAGTTATTACGATATGCCGGGCTATCCCATCAACGAATCTGGAATTATCATCCAGTGGGAAGAGCAGTGGCAGAACTATATCACATCTGAAATAAATGAAAATGACACGTATGCTGAACGTCCTTGGTCTGGTTCAATGGTGAGGCTACCATATAATGTAGACGTGTCAGACGATAGCGATTCAGATGTATCACTTGTCGAATACATAGGTCGAAAACATCCAGTGAGCTACTATGGGACTCAGGTCGGACAAACTGCAAGTTGGAATACTGATGTTCCGCGTAGAGATGTAGAGACTCTTTATGCTTTGAGAAGATTGGCTGCGTATCAAGGAGATGTGTATGTCAGAGAATCAAGCGGAAGCGGTTATTGGGCTCATGTTAATGTGTCAGTAAGTAAAAAGCATCAAAATGGGGTAGTTCCAGTTACAATAAAAGTAACTAGAGTTGAGGGAGGGATTTAATATGCCAGATTGGACCAAATCAATGGAACAATTTTTTGAATATTATATTGTAGACCCTGGTACTTGGCGTGACCAAAAGAAACTCAACAATATACTTGACGGTGCAATTGATGGAGATTTGGAGGCTGAAACGCTCGGTTCTGCAACATTTAATATAAGCGATTCAGTTGGGGAATGTTATATCAGACCCTATCTTGTTACTCGTCAAAATGGAATTACAGAAAGGTTCCCTATGGGAGCTTTTCTCGTTCAGACTCAGAAAACAGAGTTCGATGGCAAGTATACAAAGGTTCCAATCGATGCATATACACCTTTATTAGAACTAAAAGAGAATTTGCCGCCACTGGGATATTCGATAATGAAAGATTCTAATATTATGGACTATGCATACAGACTCACCAGAGAACGAGTTAGAGCACCTGTTGTTCAAACATCAATAGATGAAAAATTATATTCTGATTTTGTGGCTAACACGGACGATACATGGCTTACATTCATCAATGACCTGATGGCGAATGCTAAATACCATTTTGGTCTTGATGAATTAGGTCGTGTTATTTTTATGCCTAATCAGGACGTCGATTGCTTACAACCGGTATGGGAATTTAATGACGATAATAGTTCCATTCTTTATCCAGATCTTAGCACAAATAGGGATATGTATGGAATCCCGAATGTCGTTGAGGTTTCATATTCAGGTGCTACAGAAAATTATTATACAAGGGTCGTAAATGACAATCCAAATAGTCCTGTATCAACAGTAAATAGAGGACGAGAAATAACGCACAGAGTCACCAATCCTGAATTTGCCGGCGAACCAACAGAAGGTCAGATAGAGATTTACGCGAAGAATCTTCTTAATCAATTGTCATCAATTGAGTACACTGTAACTTTTGCTCATGGTTATTGTCCCGTGAGACTTGGCGATTGTGTTCGATTAAATTATTCAAGGGCAGGAATAAATGGAGTAAAAGCCAAAATAACAAAACAATCTATTGTATGTAAACCGGGATGCAAAGTTACAGAAACGGCAATATTTACCAAGAATCTATGGAGGTGATCGTGTGGAATTATCAAAAGTCATAATAGATGATTTTGCGAAAGTGACAAATGACGATAGACACATTTCTCAAAATACTACGCTTTATGGAACAATCAAAGTAAACGGCGATAAAAACTATGTTCAATTGGACGGTTCAGATCTTCTCACGCCCTGCTCATCAAGTGTTAACGTCAAAGATGGTGAAAGAGTCATGGTTGTTGTTGGCGGGCATGAGGCAGTTGTTACCGGAAACATGTCTTCTCCAGCGGCAAGACTTGGCGATGTTGATGACGCTAAAAAAGAGATAGGTGATGCGGTAGATCAATCATTAGATGCATATGATGTAAAACTCGCTCAAATGAATGAGTTGGCAGCTAATACCTTAGGGTTTTATTATACAGAAGAGAAAACTGCTGACGGTTCGATCATAGCCTATCGTCATGACAAGGCGAAGTTAAGCGAATCAAAAATTATCTATAAAAATGGAATTGATGGTTTCTTTTTATCTGTGGATGGCGGACAAACATGGAAAGCGGGGTTTGATAGTAATGGAGATGCCGTTCTGAATATTCTCTATGCTATCGGTATTCAGTCAAAATGGATTAATACAAGAGGATTTACGGCTACTAATAACAGCGGAAAAGAAACTTTCAAGATCGATGAAAATACTGGTGACGTTTACATTGATCCAAACGCATTTATGCTTGGTGACAAAGATGTTGCTGAGACCATCAATGGATTAATTTCCGATGCATCCACTGTGTTTATGCTGCTTAGTAATGAATATCAGGGGATTGCTACAGATTCAGATGGTAACGTGGTTGGTGACTTTCCGAATTGCCAGACAACCATAACCATTATGTCTGGAAATAATGATGTCACCGCAGAAGCTACAATTCAGCCAACTTTAAGAAAAGGTATTATCGGAGAATGGGATGCTGAGACTTTCACATATACTGTAACAGGTTTAACCGAGGATAATTGTTATATCGAGTTTACTGCTTTATACAATGATTCCACAGTTAAAAGGAGATTTACTGTATGCAAACAAAGATATGGTAAAGATGGAGAAAATGCGGTATCGCCAGTCGTATCGGTTAAAAAGAAGGACGGCAAGACGATAATTTCCATTACCGATAAAACCGGAACTCATACTCAGGAAGTCCTTGACGGTGTAAATGGTACACCAGGTCCGAAAGGAGAAGACGGTAAAACTTCTTATTTCCATGTTAAATATTCTGACGATGGAGGAATGACATTTACCGATAATGCTGGCGAAAAAGCTGGAGCATATATCGGAACTTATACTGACCATATAAAAGCAGATTCAAATATTGTGTCTGATTACACTTGGGTTAAGATTGAAGGAAAAGACGGAGTGTCTCCTACAATCACTGTCACCAAGGAAAACGGTGTCGTAACGATTGTTACAAAAGATGGATCGCATACTTACACCCAAAAAATTCTTGACGGTACTAATGGTACACCAGGAGCAAACGGAACAAACGGACAGACTACGTATTTTCATTTAAAATACTCAAACGATGGTGGTAAAACATTCACTTCAAATAATGGAGAAGATGTCGGTGATTACTTTGGAACATATACTGATTTTGTGAAAGAAGATTCCGATTCAGTAGAAGATTATACTTGGGCTAAAATCAAAGGTGATGATGGTAAGGATGGAATTTCTCCAACGGTATCTGTTACGAAAAAGGATGGAAAAACAACAATCACGATAGTTGACGAGAATGGAACTCATACTCAGGAAGTCCTTGATGGAACCAATGGTACCCCCGGTACTAATGGTGTAAATGGTAAGACTACATATTTCCATGTTAAGTATTCCAACGATGGAGGAAAGACATTTACTTCAAATAGCGGTGAAACTGTTGGGGCGTATATCGGGACTTGTACTGACTACAATGTCTCTGACCCGACATCTGTGGGTTCTTATACTTGGGCTAAAATCAAAGGTGATGATGGTAAGGATGGAACCAATGGCACAAATGGTAAAGATGGAAAAGGTATTTCTAAAATACAAACCTTTTATCAAGCTAACAATAGTACGTATGGAATCTATACATACACCTCAGGTTGGAGTGAAACTTTCACAGCACCGAGCTCTAATTCAAGATATCTGTGGACATATCAAAAAACCACATACACTGATGGAAGTACCGAAACTACCACTCCTCACATTATAGGTTCGTATGGTAAAGATGGTTCTAATTTATCATCTGCTGAGATATGGGCGCTTTTGTTGCAACAGAATACCGACTTCATGTATAAAGGAAGCGACGGAAAAATCTACTTGAAGGCCAGTTATATTGATAGTGGTATTTTTTGCGGTTGGACTGCTGACAGAATTAATGGGAAATTATACGCAAACGCTAGCGATTTTGATTCAGATTCTGACAGCAACGCCACAGACGGTTTAATTACACCATCTGCTGAATACTACACAGAACTTAACGCAAAAAAAGGTATCATAAAAACTAGAATAGATAATCTGTTTGCAGAAGCAGGAAAATCAAGGAATTATGCTGCTTTATCTGGAAATAACATATATGCAAATACAGTTTATTCATATAATTATGCCAATAATGCATATTTTAAAAAAAAACTAACAGCAGCAGCAGCTGTTCAATTCAAAGGCATATCGAGCGGATCTGGGACGGATCTTGTTTTGACTGCAGCTACTATGAACGGAGGCTGTTTTGTAGTTAAGAAGTCCGGATCTTCAAAACGTTTTAAAATCCACAACTCCTTCATGGGCGAACAGGATGTAGAAAAACTTTATAATTTGCGTCCGGTTTACTTTAAATACAAACCAGGTTATCTTCGAGAGGGGGATCAAGATTGTGAACGTATTATACCGGGTTTCTATGCTGAACTTGTTGAAAAGTATTTTCCAGAAGCAGTTCGTTATGACGAGAAAAAAAGAGTAGCTGATTGGGACCCCAAAAAACTTGTTCCGGCAATGCTTAAATTGATTCAGTTACAAAAAGAACAATTGGATAGACAGGAAGAGCGTCTGTCTAAAATAGAATCTATTCTTAATATTAAGGAGGAATAATTATGGATTTTACAGCATTAACAAAATATTTTGTAGTAGTGGTAGTGGTGGCGTGCCTTATTGTAGGGTACATAATCAAACATACCACATTTCTTAACAAAATTCCAAACGATGATATTCCGGCTATTTTAGCAGTAATTGGGGCTGTGCTGAATGGCTTTGTCAGCGGTTGGACCATTGAAAATGTCGTGTATGGGGCTTTGATGGGATTAGCTTCTACAGGCTTTCATCAGGCGTTCAAATCATTTGTAGAAGGTAATTCCGATGATTCTAAGGAGGACCTCGATGACTGAGTTCGCTATTACATCAGGTCAGCTTATGTGGCTTTGTACATTAATAGCTGGCCTATGGAGTGTGGTTAAAATCATCAAGGAAATTCGTAAACCAAACGATGATTTGAAAAAGACTGTTGATAGGCACAGCGAGCTTCTCGACAACGACAATAAGCGCCTTAAAGAGCATGAAGAATCAAACCGCATGATTCTGAAATGTCTACTGGTAATCATCAATCATGAAATCACTGGTAATGGGATAGAGACCATGAAAGAAGCCAGAGACGACTTGCAAAAATATTTGGTTGATAAATAGTAAATGAAAGGGAATAATAGCAGTATGTTTGTCATTTATTTGTACCATACCACCAATATTCCCTTTAAATACGGTATTCCCTGTTTCCATTGAGGAAGCTGCTAAGGCTGGAAAGTTCTAATCAAACCTTTTTAATCAAAGAGTCAACAAACCTAGAAAGTACCGTAGTTCCAAGGGCTGCGGTACTTTTCTTAGTTTAGATCAAAAAATGAGAAAGTAATTTGAGACACGGTGAGAAGCCTTGAAAATGGCAAGATAGGCAAACAGGTAGGTAACAAGTAGGCAACAGAGCGAAGGAAACAAAAAGAAGAGCCGATCACAGGAAAAGAAATGCCGCAACCACAAGGGTTACGGCATTTTTTCTAGTGTGCCGAGCATGGCACTAATCTTACTGGTGAAAGTCCAGTCACGGGTATTTACCGCCAAGTGTAGTGAACCACAAGTCGGTACCAGTAATGGTATGGATGAAGGTAGAAAAAAGCGGCTTTTCAAGCCGCTTTTTCTGCATAGTTAAATATGTTA